GCACCCGTCTAACATCGTGACCGCGAAGATGCGCGCCGGCACGAAGAACCGGCAGAACGCGCTCATCCTCGAAATCACCAACAGCGGATTCGACCGCGAAACCGTGTGCTGGGAACACCACGAGCTATCCCGGCAGGTGCTCGACGGCACGATCGAGAACGATGCGTGGTTCGCGTTCGTGTGCCACCTCGACGCCTGTCAGAAGTGTCAGGCGGCCGGGAAGTACCAGCCGTCAGACGACTGTGACCAGTGCGACGACTGGCAGACCGAGGGGCCGCACTGGCTGAAGGCCATGCCGAATCTGGGCGTGTCGCTGGCGTGGCAGTACGTTCGCGAACAGGTGCGAGAAGGGCGTGACCTCCCATCGCAGCGGAACCTCGTGCGGCGCTTGAACTTTTGCCAGTGGACGCAGCAGGAACAGGCGTGGATACCGGTTGAGCGATGGTCGGAGTGCAAGGGCGCGGCGTCCAGTAGTTCGCTTGTGGGGCGCGAGTGCTTCATCGGGCTCGACTTGTCCGACAAGGTGGACCTGTCGGCGGCCGTGCTGGTGTTCCCGCGGCCCTTGGAACAGTCCGCCGGAACCGTCAATGGCGTGAAGATCGACCGCGCACTGGACGTGCTGCCTATCTTTTGGATGCCTCGGGCCTCGGCGAATCGCCGCGCGCAGGAAGACAAGATTCCGTATCCGGACTGGATTCGTGATGGCTACGTCCGCGACACGCCCGGGGAGATCATCGACCACGACGCGATCGCGGACGCCATCATCGACGAACTGTCGAAAAAGTACCGCATTCGCGGGATCGGCATCGACCAGGCCGGCGCGGCGGGTGTCGTCTCGAAGCTGAAACGGCACTTCGGGGAGGATCTGGTCGACGAGATTCCGCAGGGGTTCCGTCGTCTATCTGAACCGTCCAAGCTGGTGGAGGCGCTCATCATCGGGCGCAACCTCTCGCACGATGGCAATCCCTGCATGACGTGGTGCGTCAGCAACACGGCGACGGAAGAGAACGCGTGGCGAGAGATTCGCCCTGTGAAGTTGAACCAGCGGAAACGGATCGACGGGCTCGTGGCGTTGATTGACGCGATCGCGAAGATGCTCGGCACGCCTGGCGCCGAACCATCGGTGTACCTGACGCGCGGCGTGCGTTCGCTGGCGGACTTCCTGTGATGACATTGCTTCGGCTTGTGGCGCAGAACGTGAACCTGCTGCTGGTAGTCGGCGGGTTCGTCTCGTTGGAGAGCGGGCTGGCTGTGGGCTGGTCCGGGTCGGTGGCGGCGGTCGTCGGCGGTGTGCTGGTCATGGCGGCCGGGGCATGGCCCTACGTGCGGAAAAGGAAACCCTGATGGATGTACTTGGGCGCATTCTTGGCGGGGGCGGCTTGCTGGCGAGCACGCCGGGGCCGACGGACGATCACTGGTACACCGACCTCGCGTCCGGTGGACGGGCGGCGTCTGGCGAGTGGGTCGATCCGAACAGCGCGCAGAAGATCAGTGCGTGGTATCGCGGCCGGCTGATTCTGGCCACGGTGCTGGCGATGCTGCCCTGCCACGTCTACCGGCGGTTGCCCAACGACGGCGGGTCTGCGCTGGCCTCGGATCACCCGCTGTACGACCTGCTGCACGATGCGCCAAACACCTGGCAGGATTCGTTTCAGTGGCGGCGGGAACTGGTGTTCAACATCATCGACCACGGTTGGGCCTACAACCGGATCGTGCCGGGCGCGCGGGGATTCGCGCATGAACTGCAGCCTATCCACCCGCGGCTCGTAACACCGGAGCAGATCAAGCGCGGGCCGGATCGCGGGCGGTACCTGTTCCACGTCAAGGACGACGAGAGCGGCCGGACCACCGTCCATACGCAGGACGAAATCTTCTATCTACGCGGGGCGGACGGCAAGGGCATCCTCGAGTATGCCCGGACGAGCATCGGCACGGCGATGGCCAACGAGAGCTATGCGGCCAACATCTTCAGCAAGGGCACGCTGAACGGGGGCCACATCACGACACCGGGCGTGCTCGACGACATCGCGGCTCGTCGCATGGCGCAGTCCTTCGTGACCAAGCCCGGCGAGCATCACCTCCCGAAGATTCTGGAGCAGGGCTCCACGTTTGTCCCGAACACGATGACGCCAGAGGACGCGCAGATGCTCCTCTCGCGGAAGTTCTCGGTGGACGACATGGCGCGCTGGCTGGGCGTGCCGCGGCAGATGCTGGAGAACAGCGACCCGAGCTTCGGCAACGCGGAACAGTTCGACGATTCGTTCCTGACCTACTCGATGGGCGGATGGTTGTCGCTGTTCGAGTTCGCGGTGAACAGTCAGCTGGTGCTGGCCCCGAAGACCTACTACGCCGAGTTCAAGCGGGATGCGATCGTGCGCGGCAAGTTCTCGGAGCGCATGGCCGGGCTCGTGCTGGCGGCAGGCGGTCCCATCCTCACGCGCAACGAAGCGCGCAAGGTGGAGAACCGGAACAAGCTCGACGATCCCGAGTACGACAAGCTGCTGGAGCAGCAGAACATCACCGGCAAGCCCTCGACGACCGGCGCGCCGGTGGTGCCGACCCCCCCGCAGCGCCGCCCGCCGGCGCCCGCCGCGAAGGCCGATGCCATCGTGACGAGCGCCGCGGCGCGGTTGCTGGCCAAGGAAGTGGCCGAAGTACAGAAGCAGGCGGTGCGGCACGCGGCCGATGCGGACGCCTTCGCTGTTGCGGTGACGGAGTTCTACGCCGGGCATGTGGCGCGGGTGGTCGAGTGGTTGCAGATGGCCCCTGACCAGGCGGAGCGGTACTGCGCCGGGCAGGCGGGGCAGTTGCTCTCGGGCTCGTGGGTGGGGGCGCTGGAGACGTGGCGAACGGCAGATTATGCGGCAGGCCTTGCGGCGCTGGCGCTTGATGAGGAGGCAGCGTGAAGTATCCCTTGGCCGTGCACTACGTGGCGTCGAGTCTCTGGGCCATCGACGAAGGCAAGCTGGCCGAACTGGTGAGCGTGCTGGCCTTCCGCGCGGCGGGTGGCACCTTCACGCCTGAGGAGATCAAGGCGCGCATCGGGGACGGCAACAGTCCGCAGGCGGCGTCTCGGTCGCAGGGCGGGGCAGTGGCGGTCATCCCGGTCCGCGGTGTCATCGCGCACCGGATGTCCGGCATGGAGGACTCCAGCGGAGGCACGTCTGCAGAAGGTATCGGCCGGATGCTGCGCGCGGCGATGGCCGACGCCAGCGTCGGTACGATCCTGCTCGACGTGGACAGCCCAGGCGGCACGGTGACGGGCGTCTCGGAGCTCGCCGAAGAACTGTTCGAGATGCGCGGCAAGGGCAAGAAGATCGTCGCGCAGGTCAACGGGCTGGCGGCGAGCGCGGCCTACTGGCTGGCCTCGCAGGCGGACGAGATCGTCTCGCTGCCGAGCGGGCTGGCTGGGTCGATCGGCGTGTTCACGGTGCACCAGAACCTCGCCGCGGCACTGGAGAAGGAAGGCGTCGACGTCACGGTCATCTCGGCCGGGAAGTACAAGGTGGAGGGGAACCCCTTCGAGCCCTTGAGCGACGAGGCGAAGGCGATCAAGCAGGCGCAGGTCGACGAGGCGTACGGCCAGTTTGTCAAGGACGTGGCGCGCGGACGCGGTGTGACGGCGTCTGCGGTGCGCTCCGGCTACGGCGAGGGGCGGGTGCTGACCGCGAAGGACGCGAAGGCGGCCGGGCTCATCGACCGGATCGGGACGATGGAGGACACCATCGGGCGGCTGGTGGGGCGGAAGGCGTCGGCGGGCATGCGGGCGGATGTGGACATGGCGGCCAGCCTCCGGTTGCTCTAGCCCATGCCGCGTCCACGGAAGCCCGAGAACGAGCGACTCGTGAAGGTCACCGCCTACATTACGCCGTTGCGTGAGTCGGTGCTCGAACGGCGCGCGGCTGCGCGCGGCGTGGCGCTTGCGGTGGTGCTCCGCGAGTACCTCGATCCTTCGTTTCGCACGGTGAAAAACGACGACGGACCGCAGTCGCTGTAACCTCTCCTCTACATAGCAACGCGGCTTCGGTGAAGGCGCGTGCATGACGACTCAGGCGGGCGTATGTCTCGCTGCCTGGGTTCTCACGCACGCGCCTTTTCCTTTGTTGGCCGCTACGTGTTGGCTTTCAGGAGAGACGCATGAACATCAAGCAGCTCATTCAGGCCGAGATCGAAGGCAAGGCCGCCATCGCGAAGGCGAAGAAGGAAGGCCGCGACCTGATGGCCATCGCCGAGCGGACGCCGGAGCAGGCGGCGCGCCTCACCGCCGTGTTCAGGGAACTCGACGCGCTCGAAGCGGCGCAGGCTGGCATCGAGCAGGACCTGGTCAACGCGCGGCGTCTGCAGGACGACCAGCGGGCGCAGGCGACGAACATCGAAGTGGGCGTGGACCGCGCCACCCTGCAGCCGTGGGGGCCGCAGGTGGCCACCAGTGCGCCGGCCTACCGCCAGCGCGAAGCGGAGCACATCGCGCTCGGCAACTTCGCGCTCGCCGTGCGCGCGGCTGGCATGGGCCACGGTCTCGACCCCCGTCTCCAGGCGGCGGCGACCGGCGGCGGCACGCAGTCGGACAGCAACCTCGGCTTCGCGGTGCCGATGGAAGTGGCCCCCGGGATCGAGCGTGACATGTTCGCCACCGGCGACGTGCTCTCGCGCTGCGACGTGCGCACCATCGGCGGCAATACCATCGCCTACAACGTCATCGACCAGACCTCCCGCGCGGACGGTTCGCGTCAGGGTGGCGTCCTCGGCTACTGGGTGGATGAGGGCACGGCCCCGACCGCCAGCAACACCAAGATCGCCCGCATCGAGATGAAGCTCCGCAAGGTCGGCGCGTTCGGCGTGATGACCGACGAGATCCTCGACGACGCGGCGGCGCTCGGCGGCGAACTCCAGAGCGCGTTCGCTGAGGAACTGGTGTTCCAGACCGAGAACAAGATCTTCCGCGGCAACGGCTCGTCGGCCCCGCTCGGCTTCCTGAACGCGCCCTGCCTCGTCTCGGTGGCGAAGGAAACCAACCAGGCCGCGGCGACCATCAACACCACGAACCTCTCGAAGATGTGGGCGCGCATGCCCGCGTCGTCGAAGCGGAACGCGGTGTGGTTCATCAACGTCGACTGCGAACCGCAGCTGGACGAACTGGCGCAGGCCATCGGCACGGGCGGCACCGCGCCGCGCTTCGTGAACTACGGCCCGGACGGCGTCCTGACCATCAAGGGCCGCCCGGTGGTGCCGGTGGAATACGCCGAGACGGTCGGCACGGTCGGCGACGTCTCGCTCGTGGACATGGCGAAGTACCGCCTGATCCGCAAGGGCGGCGTGGAGCAGGCGTCCTCGATGCACGTCTACTTCGCCGCCGGTGAGCAGGCGTTCCGCGCCTTCTACCGTGTCGACGGGCAGGCGGTGCCGCGTGCGGCGCTGACCCCGTTCAAGGGCTCGAACACTCTGAGCCCGTTCGTCGTGCTGGCCACCCGCGCGTAAGGAGCAGAGACACATGCGAATCAGCGAACGTTTCAAGCCGGTCTCAATCCTTGAGCCGGTCGACACCGAGGCGGGCATCGACGGGCAGTCCGTGAACATGGGCCTGCTGCACGAAATCTGCTACCTCCTGACCTTCGGCGCGGTCACCGGTGACGCGGTGCTGAAGTTCTACGTTGGCGCCAGCGACGGCACGAAGACCACGGCGGTGGCGTTCAAGTACCGCCTGGCGTCGGGTGACTTCAAGGCGGCGAGCGCGGACCTGTTCGGCGCGTTCACGGACGTGGCCTCGACGGGCCTGACCCTGACGGCGGCGACCTTCGATCACAAGATGGTCGCCATCGAGTTCGACGCGCAGGCGATTCCCGACGCCACGCCGTGGCTCACGCTCGAACTGTCCAACGCGGCGTCGGCCTCGCTGACCGCCTGCATTGCGATCGGTGAGCCGCGCTTCGCCTCGAACACCGGCACGACGGTCGTCTAGCACAGGGGCGGAACCACCGCCGAATCAATACGGGGCTGCGCCTTCGGGCGCGGCCCTCGTAATGGGGGAAGGACGCAATCATGTCGCATACGAACGTCAAGTCCGAGTGGGTCGACGGGAACCTCATCTTCCGCGACAAGGACGGCTACGTCATCGACGTCAAGAACGGCGCGGCGGGTGTCCAGCACGGGACGATCTACAACACGCGCCAGCGGTTCACGATCGCGCAGGTCAACGCGGGCGCGACGATTCTGCCGGCCATCGCGGGTTACAAGTACCGCATGGTGGAGTGTGAGGCCGTCTCTGTCGGTGGCGCAGCCGCGGCGGTGACCACCGTGGACATCCTGGCAACGCAGAGCACCTCGAGCGTCAAGCTGGTGGCGTTCGCGCAGGCCAGCCTGACGCGGAGCACAGTCCTGAACTGCGGCGCGTCTGGCGCGGCGGTGCTGGCGGACGGTGCCTCGTTTGTGGCCAATGACGTCAACACGGCGATCACCATCGGTAAGACCGGCTCTGCGGTCACGACGGCCACGCACATCGACGTGATCCTGAGCTACGCAGTCGAGGCGTAAATGGCCAACAGCCAGGCGCTTCTGTCGCTGCTCTCCGCAACGGTCACCACGGCGGTCACGGCTGACGTGACTGCCGGTGTCGTGCGGATGCCCAATGCCCGCGTCGAGAGTCTGACGCTGCAGGCCGTTTTCACCTACGGGTCTGGCGGCACGAATGCCACGGCCTACGTGCAGACGACCTTCGACGGCGGGACGACCTGGATGGACATCGCGTGCTTCCAGTTCACGACGGCTACCGCGAAGCGTCTGTTCCATCTGACGGCTGCAGCGGTGACGTCGATCGCAACACCTGGCGATGCGGCCCTTACGGCGAATACGTGCGTGAACGGATTCCTGGGCGACCAGTTCCGCGTGAAGCTGACGACCACCGGCACCTACGCCGGCGGGACGACGTTCGCGATCACGGCGATGCCGAAGTAGGACGCGATGGGACTGACGCTCGTCACCGGCCCGGCAGTGGAGCCGGTTTCCCTTGCGGAAGCCAAAGCCCATTTGCGTGTGGACGATGACGACAGCAATGACCTGATCGTGGCGCTCATCGGGGCGGCTCGGCAACACGTCGAGTCGTTCACGCGGCGCAAGCTGATTACGCAGACGTGGGACTACCAGATCGACCAGTTCCCGAGTGACGCGATCGTGGTGCCGCTGGCGCCGGTGGCGTCGGTGACGAGCATCACCTATCTGGACACGGCGGGGGCCACGCAGACGTGGAGTTCGAGCAACTACCGGACGGACCTCCCGGCCGGGCCGTGGGCTCAGCGCCCGCGCATCGAGCCGGGCTACGGAATCTCGTATCCGACGACCTACGGCGTGCTGAACGCGGTCACGGTGCGCTGCGTCACGGGCTACGGGTCAACGGCGAGCACAGTGCCGGCGGCGATTCGGGCGGCGATGAAGATCCTGATCGGGCACTGGTTCGAGCATCGCGAGCCGGTGGTGACGGGCACGATCGTGGCGCAGATGCCGATGTCAGTGGACGCGCTCTTGTGGCCGTTCAAGGTGTGGTGAGGCATGCGAGCCGGACAGCTGCGCTACAGGCTGACGCTGCAGCAGCCGAGCACGACCGAGGCGAGCGGCTTCGCGGACGTCGCCACGGTGGCGGCGGACCTGCGGTTCCAGCCCGCGCCGAGCGAACCGATGCAGGCAGGCGGCCCGGCGGCGATCGCGGCGCACCAGGCGCGGATTCGATTCCGGTCGGATGTGCGGGCCTCATGGCGCGCGGTGGTGGACGGGCGGACGTTCCAGATCACCGGTTACGGCGACCCGGACGGCAGGCAGCGGGAACTCCTGCTGGTCTGTGCAGAGGTGCAGTGATGCAGGTGCTCTATTCGCTGCAGGGTGCGCGTGGGATTCAGGACCTGATCGAGCGGGCCTCGAAGGCGATGCAGGTGGACTTGGAGCGGGCCTGCCGTGATACGGCGTTTGCGGTCAGACGGAAGGCGCGGACGAACGCCGAAGCGATTCGTGACCGCGGCGACCTGATCGCGAGCATCGAGGCGGACGGCAAGGGGACCAGCTGGCGTGTGGGTCTCATGGACCGGCGCATTCCATCCCGAGGCGGACGCGACAGCGCGCACCTGAACCCGTCGGTGTACGGCGTCTGGTACGAGCTTGGGTTCGTGACGCGGCGGATCGCTTCGCACCCGTTCGTGAACCCGGCGGCCGAGTCCGAAGCGCAGGCGCACGAGGACCGGATCATGCGCGCGGTGGAGCGGCATCTCGGGGCACAGGCGGCGTAGATGGCAGGCGCGGCGGCGATTGGACCGGTGCATACGGCGCTCACCGCAGCGATTCAGGCGGCGCTGACGTCGGTGCAGTTCAGCAGCGGTGGGGGCGGGCAGCAGGTGTCGCTCGCGGTGTACGACGGCGTGGCAGACCAGCGGCCGACGGTGCCCTACGTGGTAGTTGGGGGTTCGTCCTCGGAAGAGCCCTTCCACACGCTCGGCCCAGCGACCGGCGCGAAGTTCGGCGGGCAGGTGCGGATTCCGGTGCGGGTCGTGACGCAGTACCCGACGACGGAAGCGCAGACTTACAGCATGTGGTCATCGATCAAGAGCGCGATCGAGCAGCAGCCGCTGACGGTCGCAGGGTTTACCAGGGCGTCGGTCACGGTCGACGGCGCGCGACTGCTGACGGATACGGTTGGCGGCATCGTGACACGGGAACTGGTCGCACCGGTCGACGTGCTCGTGCATCAGGGCTAAGGAGTCGAAGCAGACATGGCTGACATCACCATCACCGCCGCGAACGTCCTCATGACGTCAGCGGACACGACCACTGGCATCGCGGGCGAGACCATCACGGCCGGCATGCCGGTGTACCTGAAGTCCACGGACACCCGCTACTGGAAGGCGCAGTGCGACGGCACCGCAGCTGAGGCCACGGCGGTCGGCATCGCGCTCCATGCCTCGCTGGCGGGGCAGCCGCTGACCATCGCCACGGGCGGCACCATCAACATCGGCGCCACGACCGCAAAGGTCTTCTACTACCTGAGCGCGACGGCGGGCGGGATCGCGCCGGTGGCCGACTTGACCAGCGGCCAGCACATCGTGGCGCTCGGCTACGCGACGACCACGGGCGGCGCGTTCGTGGTGAAGCCGACCTACACCGGCGCCACCGTCTAGCCATGACCGAGGCAGAACGGGCGCTGCTCTTCGCCATCCGGAGCACCGTGGACGCGCTGCTGCTTGGCAGTGGCGCACCGGTGCCACCGGAGCCCTGTCGGCACGAAGAGACGGAGAGCGCGCCCGACTCCACGCTTGGGAACCCGCGGTACCAGTGTGCGAGGTGCCACGCGCCGGTGGAGGCATGAGCCCGGCGACGATTCGCCGCATGTCCTACGAGATTCGGCACCTGCGGGGGCTGCTCACGACAGAAGAGCAGTGGCTGCAGCGCGAAGGGCCAAGTGAGACCAGGGCGGAAGGGTTCCGCCGGATTCGATTCTGGCGAGAGGTCCTCGCCGACGCAGAGCAACGACTCGGGCGCACGCCCGACTGAAGGAGACGCGCATGGCATCGAAGGGCATCGGCGCAGGATTCAAGATCGACAACGCGAGCAACTCGCTGACGGACGTCTCGTCCTACCTGCGAGGCGTGAACTGGAGCGCCTCGCCGGAGCGCCTGGACGCCACGGTCCTCCAGCCGGACACCGCCTCGCCTGTGAAGACCGAGATCAACGGCGTGACCACGCGCGGCTGCACCCTCACGGTGCTCTACTCCGCGGCGGCCTACACGCTGTTCACCGGCATCGAAGGCTCGCAGGGGCTGGACTACCAGTACGGCCCGGACGGCTTCACGTCGGGCGACCAGAAGATTTCCGGTCTCTGCAACTGCCTGTCGGTGTCGGAGCCGGCGGCGAACACCAGCAACGTGCTCGAGTTCTCGGTGGAACTCAACGTCACGTCGCGGTCCATCAGCACCTTCTAGTTCAGCGGTCACGAGTGAATTGCGCCGGGTGTCATGAGGGCACCCGGCCCCGTTCCACTGTCAGGAGATCCCCATGACGTCGGTTTCGTTCCCGTTCAAGGTCGGCCCGCCCAATCCGGACAAGAGCATCCCCCTCATCGAGGTGGAGTTCCGTTACACCACGAAGACCGCGCGCCAGCTCGAACGGGCCTGCAACGGCAACATTGAGCGCGTGCTGGGTCTCGGGCGCAGCGTGGACGCGGCGGTCCTGCTGGTGTGCTACGGCCAGCGGTGGCACCAGGCCAGCGAGTTCCTGACCGAGGACGAAGCGGCGGACCAGATCGACGAGTTCATCTCGGCCGGCGGCAACGTGACGGATCTGGTGGTGGCGCTCTACAAGGCGCTGAACGAGTCCGGGGTGTACGGCAAGGCGGCAGACGAGCCACGCCCTACGGGGCGCGGGAGGCGGAAGGCCGCACCCGCCGCTCACTGAGCGACTGGCTCGATGACATGGAACAGACGGTCATCGGGCGCGGCGGGATGACGGCGGCGGAGTTCGACGCCGCGACCCCGCGTGAGGTGGTCTGGCGGATCGAAGGGCTCCGCGATCGGGAAGACCGGGACTGGCAGCGGACCGCGCAGCTTGCGGCGTGGGTGTTCGGGATGGTCGGGTCGAAGGTGACCGCGAATCAACTCCTCGGGAAGGATGACTAGTGGCTGGTGGCATCGCTTCACTCATTGTCAAAATTGGCGCACAGGACGCGGAGATCACCGCGGCTCTGGCCAAGCTTGGCACGAACGTGAAGCGGACCGAGAGCGAGTTCAAGAAGCTTGGTGCGACCCCCGTTGCGCAGCAGGCGCAGCAGTCCCTCAAGACGCTCGACGACACGATCAAGGGCATCCAGACCTCACAGGCGCGTCTCGCTGACCGCGCGAAACTCGCCGCGGCTGGTATCGAAGCGATGGGCGGCCCGGCCCGGCTGACCGCTCGCGAACTCGAACAGGTCAACCGCGTCATCAAGCAGGGGCTCGACGCCTATCGCGCACTCGGGCAGGAAGCCCCGAAGGAACTCCAGAAGGTCTCGGCGGCGGTCGAGAAGCAGCGGAAGGATCTGAGCGCAGGCGCTGGGTCTGGCAAGGGCGGCGGGCTGTCCAGCCTGCTCGGGCTGACCGGCATCGGCGCGGGGGCGCTGTCGGCGGCTGGCGTCGGCGGCACGGTCGTCGCGCTCGCCAAGGGCGCACTCGACGCAGCGGACAACCTCACCAAGCTTTCCGACCGAACGGGCATCGCCATCGAAGGCTTGCAGCGGTTGCAGGCCGTGGCGGAACCGTCGGGCAACTCACTCGACCAGGTGGCGTCGGCCGTCAATCAGTTCCAGAAGCGGCTCTCTGAGGGCAGCAAGGACACGGTCAGCGCACTCGGGGAGATCGGGCTGTCCATCGGACAGTTGCGGGCGCTCTCGCCGGACGAGCAGTTCTTCGCCATCGCCAAGGGCATCCAGTCGATCAAGGACCCGGCCGAGCAGACGCGCATCGCGATGGAGCTGTTCGGCAAGAGCGGCGCGGAGCTGCTGCCGACGCTCAAGGCCGACGTCGACGGCCTGAAGGACTCGACGCTCAAGATGAGCACCGAGTCGGCCAAGGCGCTGGACGACCTCGGGGACGCGTACACCCGATGGAAGGGCAACGCCACCAACGCGATCGGCGAGGTGCTCGGGCAGATTGTCCGGATGCGCAGCAATGGCGGCTCTTCGCTGGGCGCCATATTCGCGCTGTCGCCCACGCTGGGCGCTGGCATCGTCGGGAACAGCGTCGGGGCGCGCGTCAACGAAGGGCTGTTCGGCAACGGGCCTATCCCGGCCGCGCGTCGGCCCAATGACATCGGCCTGTCATCGTCATCGTTCGGGATCGGCTCGGCGCAGGCGCAGATCGAACTGGAGCGCGGGCTGGCCTCTGCCCTGAAGCAGTCCGAGGCAGCGGTCAAGGCAGCGACGGCGGCCGAGCAGAAGCGGGCGCAGGGCCAGCGCCAGCACGAAGCCGACCTCGCGAAGTTCGCCGCGGCGCAGTTGTCGGTGACCGCCTCGATCAAGGGCTACCTCACCGTGGCCGACTCGGTGGACGGAGCGACGGTCGAAGCCATCCGCTACCTGCGGGATCACGGCGCGGCGATGTCCGACCTCGCCACCTACTACGGCCTGACGGCGCAGCAGGCGGATGCGGTCGCTCGGAAACTGGACTTCGAGGCGACGGTGGCCAAGGCGGCGGCGGGCATCCACGCGAAGCTGGCCACCTCCATCGACGACACCGGCAAGGCGCTCGCCAAGCTCAACTCCATCCCCGACCGCACGCGCATCCCGACCTTGCAGGCCGGGCCGAATCCGCAGTTGGTGCAGGACACGCGTGACTTCGAGCAGGGGCTCAAGGGTGTCTCTGAGGCGCTGTCGCTGGTGGCGCAAATCGGCGGCGAGAGCTTCGGCGGCATGGCGCAGCAGATCGGCAGCGTCATCAGTCAGATCAATCTGGCGAATCAGGCGCTCAAGCAGTTCTCCGGCGCGGCACTCACGGCTGGCCAGCAGGGCGCAACAGCCATTGCCACGATTGGCTTCAACGTCCTGTTCGCGCTCGGCGCGTATGCCCAGAAGCAGGAGGACGTCCACACGGCCATCATCGGCCTCTGGATGAACTCCAGTCAGGTGCTCGCCCAGTACTCCGCCGACGTGCAGCGGTATGTCGGACGGGACGTCATCCAGGCATTTCAGGATGCCATCCGGAACGCGCAGACGCTTGAGGAAGCACAGCGGCACATTGCGGAGATGACCGCCGCCCTGAGTCGCGGGCAGGACTTCATGGGGGACGTGCAGGCCACGGTCGGCATGAGCCAGAGCCAGCGCGACGACGCCGTGAAGCGGGCGCGCGAAGTGCTCGACTACGTGAACGCGGCGCAGCAGCGGTACAAGGACGGCCGCTCAGCGGTGCCGGAGTTCACAGAGGACCAGGTGAACGCGGCGTACATCGCGTGGCAGCGGGCGATGGCCGACGCGGGCGATGCGGCGGCGCAGGCGTGGGTGAAAGCCCACGATGCAGCGATGGGTGGCGCCGGGTCCGTCAATGCTGCCTTCGACGCGCTCAAGGCCAAGCGCGACGGCCTCGCGCAGTCGATCGCCAACGAAGCGCCCGAGGAAGTGATGGGCGTCATCGAGACGCAGATTCGCGGGCAGATTGCGGCGCTCGATGCGGAGATGACCGGCTCGGCCGAGTCCACCGTGCAGGCGTTGCAGGACGCCTTCGCCGACCTCGAACTGCACGCGCGCATCGTCTACGACTGGCCTGTGGGCGGCGGTGTCGAGCCGAGCCCGGTGGCGCGTGGCGGGCTGGTGGTGCCTGGCGGCGTGCAGTACTTCGACCGCGGCGGGCGCGTGTTGCCGTTCCTGCCGAAGGGCACCGACACCGTTCCGGCCATGCTCACGCCGGGCGAGATCGTCATCAACGCGGCGCAGCAGGGGCGCATCGCGTCGGCGCTGGTCGGCGGGGGTGGCACCACGACCGTGATCCTTGAGGCGGACGGGCGCACGCTGGCGGAACTCATGGTCCCGCATGTGCCGGGCGCCCTGAAGCGGTATCGGGTGGCGTGATGACGGTTGACATCCAGATCGATGCCGTCTCGAAGAATGTGCTGGCCCGCTCGGTCAGCCTGTCCGCCACGGCGAATGGGGCGGATCGGTTCCGCGTGTCGGTGCTGTCGCAGGACGCCTCCTACCGGCCCTCGCTCGACGAGGAGGTGACGCTCACGGTCGACGGCACGCGCTGGTTCGGCGGCGTCATCACGAGCATCCGCGAACGTGGCGCGGGCGGTCCCACGGTGGCGATCCTGAACGAGATCGACGCCACCGACTTCGCGCAGCTCGCCCGCGAACGCCACGCCACGGTGGACTTCCCCTCGCAGACGCTAGCGGCACGGCTCGGGACGATCGTGACCAGCTACCTGTCGGCGGCGGGGGTCTCGCTCCACGGCTCGCAGGCGACCGGCCCGACGCTCAGCGCGGTGTCCTACCGGCTGGCACGCATCGATTCGATTCTGGACGAGATGGCCACGCTGGCCGAGGGCTGGATCTGGACGATTGACGGCTCGAAGGTGCTGCGGATGTACGAGCCCGGCACGCTCTCCGCGCCGTTCAACCTCGCGATCCCGGCCACGACGTGGTTCGGGGATCTCGAAGTCGAACCCACGCGCGAAGAGTACGCCAACAGGGTGATCGTCGACACCGGCACGTCCACGGCGATGGCTGAGGATTCGGCGGCGCAGACGGCGGTCGGTCGAATCATCGAAGTCGTCGTCACGGCGCCGGACACGACGACCAGCACGCAGGCGCAGGCGCTCGCCGATGCCTACCTCGTGCAGCGGCTGGTCACGTTGCGCCGGGTGACCTACCGCACGCGCACCAACGGGCTCCTGCCGGGCATGACCCAGACGATCAACGTGCCCGAGCGGAACATCAACAACACCTACCTGGTGACCGACGTCGTGACGACGTGGAACGGCGTCGGCTGGGAGCATGTGGTCACGGCAGTCGAGGGGCTGGTCTACCAGACCGGCTGGCGCGAGACGTGGCGGCGCATGGGCGGCGCGTCGACCGTCGCGGCGGGTATCGGGGCGGTCGGGGCGACCTCGCTGCGCTTCGCCTACCCGCTGGCCGGGACGGGCTCGGAAGGCGTGCAGACCGACACGCCCGGGTGGATTCCGGCCACGGGCTACAGCGCGGCCGCAGGGGCCGGGGCGGTGCAGGTCCAGATCAACACGGTGCCGCGGCGCACGACGAGCGCCACCATCGTGGCCCGGATGCGCGTCGGGACCTCGGGCACGTCCTTCACGGCGCGGCTCTACGACGTCACCGACTCCACGCCGTGCACGGGCACGAGCAGCTCTGTCACCTCGACGACGTGGGTGACGGTGACGTGGACCGTCACGCTCACGAGCGGATCGCATTTCTACGAACTACAGGTCAATCCGAGCACAGCCAATGAACCGGTATTCATCAGTGCGTATCTTGAATAGCGCGATCGCGGCGGTGGTGCTCTGGCTGCTGGCCGTTGTGCCGGCGCACGCCCAGACGGTGGCGGCTGATCGCATCCGCCTGAACGCCGCCCCGTGCACGCTCGACTCCGTCAACGGCAGCCCGGACAAGCTGCGCCTGGCGGACTGCTCGGTGCTGACGACGGCAAGCGCCACGAACCTGACGCTGAAT